ATACTGGTACAGCTTCAACAACTATTGCTCCAGATATTACTTGGGCAAGTTCAGCACTACAAACATCATTTGCAGCAGTACAAGCCAATAAAGCACATGTACAATCAAGTTCAATTAAATGGGTACTAGACACATATCCTACACTAACATTTAACGAAACAACATGTTCGCGAGATGTCGGCTTTATTGTTGACGCATTAGCATACGACTTAGTGCTAGGAAGTAACTTCCTTTCAATTCAGAATGCAATGAGTTACTATCGTGGCCTAGTATCAACCGGTATAGTTCTTGCTTCGCAATTGCAACCAACATTGGGTATTATTGGGTATGTAGGCGGTGCAGTTACAGAGTCTGCAAGAAGCATTACAAATTTGACAGGTAATACTGTTGCTAGTGACAGAATTATTGTTAGTGCTGACACTATAGCCGACGTACTTAATAACGGTGTAAATTCAATACCAGTTGAAGTTATGCCACTTCCGTCAAATATTGATACTGGTTATGAAAATGCAGCAATACAAATTGCAAATAACTACGTATTCATCAAAGAAGACGTTAGTAACTATATTAATAATAACTACAACAGTGTTTGGGTTGCATTAGGTGCAACAGGCCAAGCTGCATGTCAACGCGATGTTGGATATATTCTTGATGCTATACGCTATGACTTAACATATGGCGGAAATAGTCAAACATTAATTGCTGGCAGATCATATTACACTTATATTAATTTAGTAATTGCTCAATCTGAAGTACCAGCAACTATTGCAGCATACACGCATTTAAAGAGTATAGTAGACGATATTATAATTCAAAACACAATCACACCACAAGCAGGCAACAGCGAAGTACAAGTATCTAGCGGTTCAGCAGGTAGTGCTGGAGCAGGAACATTTGCTCAATCAAGAATGCAAGACATTATTGATTGGATTAACAACGGTACTTCGCCAACTGTAATTGCTCCTGATACATCATGGGTCGAAGCAAATTTGGTTGCAGGAGCAAATAGATTGCTGAACAACAAAACAGAAATTCAAAGAGACGGTCTTGCGTATGTACGCAAGTTCTTCCAAGAATTAAGTTTTAATGAAGCAACATGCTCGCGTGATATTGGTTACATGGTTGATGCTCTAGCACACGACATGATGTTTGGCAGTAACTTTGCAGCTATTATTACTGGAAAAAGTTATCACAGAGCACTAACTTCCGCTCAACTAGTACTTGCCGAACAAAAGAAAGCTTCAATAGGATTAATTAAATTCTTAAAATATAAAACTAAAGCAGTTGCAACAGGCGGCGCTCTAGCACAAATTAATGAAACTATCGATGATATTGTTGGAACAATAAACGGCGGAGCAACTCCGAGAATATTGTGGAAAGACTACACCGGAGTTGATGCTGAAGATTATGCAGGTGCAAAACTAATTTGGCAAAACAAGGTCTTTATTGCAAGAGAAACACTTCAATATATTGCAACTAACCATCCGTCTGTAGTATACAGTGCATCGGCTTGTGCAAGAGACGTAGGCCTTATTGTTGATGCATTACGCTATGACTTAACATATGGTGGAAACTTTGCAACTAGACAAGCAGCATTAGCATACTATTCACAAATTGGTACTTTAGACTTACAAATTGATGCAAGTGATAAAGCAGCAACATTAGCAGCATATGCAAATATGAATACACTGATTCAAGATATTGCGCAAGGTGGAACATCTTATGCTGCACTGCAAACTGGTGTAGCTCGTATTACAGGTACAACCGGAGATGCAACAACAGCATCAACTGTTGGTACACTAATTACAGCATTAATTGACTACGTTGATGATAAAGCTACAAATCCGATTACTGAAACATTACCAAGTACTGCGTGGGTAGAAGCATCTAAAGTAACACAAGCAGGATTGCTAACAGCAGCTAAAGCAACAACAGTTGGTCTTGTTACTGATTATATTAACACAAACTATCCTAATTTAAATTATGATAGCGCAACTTGTGAAAGAGATGTAGGTCTTATTATTGATGCACTGGCATATGACTTAATGATGGAATCAAATTTCCGTTCAGTAAAAGCAGGTTCGTCATATCATCAAGCACAAGCAAAACTAGCAATTACAGGTATTCAAAGAAAACCAACATTGCAGTCGATGAGACATTTGTACTCATTAGTTACTGATATTGTAAGCACTAACGCAGTTGCACTTTCATCAGTAAAACATAATATGAGAACAATTATTAGTATTATTGAAAAAGGCGTAGGAGAAACTCCTGAAGTTTACGGTACTATGTCTTATTATAACAATACTACACTTTATCGTGCATCAGAAATACTCAAAGCTAACGTTGACTATCTTGCTAACGAAGCAACTGCTTGGATCACACAGAGCTTCGGTGGTACTGTAACTGATACTGCTAGTCTTGATAGTACATTTACAACAAGTGCAAATCATAATTTTGTTGTAGGTGATCCAGTAATATTTACTAATGCATTTGGCGGTGTATCTAGTGATTTAATATATTATGTTTACTCAACTCCTAGTGATACTACATTCACAGTAGCAACAAGTTTAACAGCCATAACATCAGTGTCGCTAACTACTCAGTCAGCTACAGCTATTGTAAGATATGCATTTAATGCTGTAGCATGTGCTAGAGATATGAGTGAATATGTTATTGCACTAGCTGCTGATTTAAATTGGTCAAGTAATTATAGATCAGCTAGAGCTGCTGAACTTTATGTTAATGCAGTTAACGGATCAGAATATTCAGATATGTTTAGAACAAATAATGCATGCGGTTTAAGAAATTGCACATTAAGTGGACTAGACGGAGATTTATCAGAAAACAACGACTTTAATACTAAGCGTCCGACAGCGGGTGCGTTTGTTGCACTTGATCAAGGGTTTGGACCAAATGATGAAAGTGTATGGGTTCTAACAAGATCACACTATTCGCAAAACGTTACTATGTTTGGTACTGGTTGTACAGGTGCTAAGATTGACTCTGCACTGCACACAGGCGGTAATAAGTCAATGGTTAAAAACGACTTTACAACAATCATCAGTGATGGTATTGGTGTATGGTGTACTGGTGCTGACTCGTTAACTGAGCTTGTATCAGTGTTTAACTACTACGGTTATGCTGGTTACCTGGCAGAACTAGGTGGACGTATTCGTGCTACTAACGGTAATAGTTCGTATGGTACATATGGTGTTATTGCTGAAGGTGTAGCAAGTAGTGAAACTCCTATATACGGAATTATTAATAATAAAGCTGCACAAGCACAAATTACTAATACAGTAACTGACGGTACAACTGAAATTCTAAGATTTGAATTCGGTAATGCAGGTACTAACTACACTAATAGTTTGCATGTAGTTAATGGAGCCGGTTATAATGCTGCTGCCATTGCAGATGAATTTAGAGATGCAAGTACGTTTGAAACCCGTATTATTGATATTAATAATTCAGAAGGATACGGCGGCACTAGTTATGCAACTGCAAGTAACGCAGCACAATCAGGTACCACAACACAAATTACTATTGCTGCTACAGATCAAGCATTAAGTGCTGCATATGTTGGTATGAGAATACAAATTATTGCAGGTACAGGCGTTGGTCAGTTTGCAAACATTGCTACTTATAATACTGGTAGTAAAATTGCAACTGTTACTAAACCATCAACTGGTGCTGCTGGATGGGATCATGTTGTTCCTGGAACAACAATTGAATCTAATTTAGACTTAACAACCAGTTATATCATTGAACCACAGATTACGTATAGTGCTCCTGGTTACACTGCTACTGCAAGAACAATGGCAACAACTGCTGATTGGGAAGATGTAGTATACGGCGACGGTAAGTTTGTTGCTGTTGAAGCATCAGGTACTGTTGCTAACTATTCGGCAGATGGCATTACTTGGGCAGACGCAGGTGCATTAACTGGAAACTTTGCTTGGACTGATGTAGTATACGGCGGCGGCGAAGGGTCTACGGCATATGCAGTAGTTGGCGGCCTCGGCGGCGAAGGTGCTATATTACAAGCAGTATTTGGTGTAGCTAATGTTAACGGTGATGCTACAGAAGATCAAATTGCAAGTGTAACTGTTGTCAACGGCGGCCAAGGATATACTACGCCTCCAACAATAACATTTACTCCAACTAACGGTGGTATTGGTGCAACTGCTGTAGCAGCAGTACTCAACGGCAGAATTCAAAGTATTACTGTTACGATTCCGGGATCAGGTTATAATAGTCTTCCAACTGTAACAGCAACTAACGACAAAGTTACAGGCGGTGTTGTTAATTCATGGGGACGTTATTATTATGCAGATCCTACAATTGTTATACAAGATCCGTTTGTTGGCGATGCCTGGGCATCAAGCACATCGTACAATTTAGATGATATAATTTACAATATAAACACAGGCGTTTCACCAAATATTAAAAACTGGTATAAAATATCTGTAGCTGGAACATCAACTACTACAGGACCTACACACGGCAGCGGAACTTCAGTAGCTAACGGTACTGCAACATTATTACATATTGGTGTGTCAGCAGTATTAATTCCTTCTAGAGTAGCACCTGCTGGAGCAATTGACGGACTAGTTTCATTAAGTGTTCAGCAATCGGGAGAAGGTTATACATTTACCCCTACAATTGAAATAATTGATACAGCGGCAAAATATGTAACAATTGCTACATCAACAGGAGATAACTGCTATACTACTAGAGCAGGCCTTGCAGCAACAAGTGCATGGGTTGCAGGTACTAGCACAGCTAAAACAGATCTAGTAGCACTAACATACGGTAATGGTGTATATGCTGCTGTTGGAGGAACAACAAGTGCAGTGTCAAGTACAAACGGCACAACTTGGATTTCAAGAACTATTCCAACATTAGGTGCAGGAACATATTCTGATATAGTATACGGTAACAATATCTATGTAGCAATTGCAACAGGATCATTAGTCACAGCAATATCAACAAACGGAAATTCATGGAGTGCAGGCGGTAATATGCCATCTAGTGCTGCATGGGGCAGTGTTGCTTACGGTAACGGTAGATTTGTTGCAATTGAAACTGGAACTGCTTCAACAAAGGCAGCTATTAGTTATGATAAGGGTGTTACATGGGTAGACACAGTGTTACCAGCAAGTACAACATGGCGTAAAATTGCATACGGTCAAGGCGTATTTGTTTGTATATCAGACGGTACTATTGCGGCAACGAGCCCAGATGGTATTGTATGGACACAACGTACATTACCTAGTAGTTCAAACTGGAGAGCTGTAGCATTTGGTAATCCAGCTACCGAACCAACATGGTCAGTAATTTCAGGTACTAACGGAACTACTGCTGCAACTATCAAGACAGGTGCAACATCAACCGGACGTGTTGCAGTATCAAGCGGTACTGTTACAGAAGTACGCATGGTTGAGCCTGGATCAGGTTATCCAAAAGGAGTTATTACTGCAACTACTGCTAGCGGAAGTGTTATTACAACTACTGATACTACTAACTTACTAGATAATCAACCAATTGAGTTTGAAGGAGTATCAACAGCTGGCATTTTAGAAAATATAACTTATTATGTTATTGGCTCAAGTATTGTTACAAATACATCGTTTAAAGTGTCAGCATCAACGGCCACAGAAACACCAGTTACTATAACTACAACTACTGGACTAACTGGACTATACCGTGCAGGACCAATTGTAACACTTACAGATCCAAATAAAGTTAGAACTGCTAACTTAAGAGTCAGAATGGGCGACGGTGCATTAGGAAATCCGTCATTCACTAATAGAGGTGCAGATAATACTACTGCTACATCACAAACTGACGGTGACGGTTACGCTAACTTATATCAACCAAGTACATTTATTGATGTTGCTGGATTGTATGATGCTCCGGTTCCTGGATCAAACGTTGAGTTTGCAAGTTTACCGGGAGAATACTATAAACTAGTTACTGTAACTAACTTACTAGGCGAGTTAGGAAACTATACTGCTACATTCCAACTTAATCCGGGACTAACAGTATTAAAAGCTCCAAGTCATGGCGATGTAATTACAACCAGAATTAAGTATTCACAAGTACGCCTAACTGGTCACGATTATCTATATATTGGTACTGGTAATAAAACACAAACTGGTTACCCGTATGTAGATATCACGAAAGCGATTCAAAGTAATCAAGAATTGTTTAGTGGCGGCGGACGAGCATTCTTTACAAGTACTGACCAAGATGGTAACTTCAACGTTGGTGACTTGTTTGGAGTACAACAAGCAACTGGTACTGCTACTTTGAACGCAAGTGCGTTTAACCTAAGTGGATTGAACAGCTTGCAACTAGGTGCACTTGAACTTGGCGTTGATAGTGCTATCATTACACAGTTTAGTACAGACCCGTTCTTTACAGCTGATAGTGATAACATTGTTTCAACACAGAGAGCAATTAGAGCATATATTACTGCACAAATTGGTGGTGGTCAGAGTTCGTTGAATGTAAATACATTAACATCAGGTATTGTGTATATTGCAGGAAATTCGATAAGTACTACTACAGGAGCAGGTATTAACATAACATCAAGAATGAACTTTACAGGTGGAATTACTGGTACTCCAGTTGCACTTGCGTTCTTTATGCAAAGATAACGGAGAAATAAAAAATGGCAACAGGAAGATTAGAAACCCCAATAATACTTGGGACGTCGTTAGGGACAGATACTACAGTATACACAGTACCAGTTGGTTCGTATACTGTTTGTAATCTTTCCTTAACAAACACTACTGCAACAGCAGTAACAATTCGATTAGCAATGACACTAACTGCAAGTTCCCCAGGAACTGCAGAATACATTGAATACGATACTGTTATTGCCGGTAAAGGTGTATTTGAGCGAACAGGCCTAGTAATGGGAGCAGGCTTAAATTTAGTTGCAGTTGCAGGCGCAGGAGCATCTATATCTGCAACAGTGTACGGCATCGAAACGTCGATAACTTAAGGTGAAAGATAATGGCAAGATATAATACTACATACCCAGTAACAACTCGAACAGGCGTAGGAACTATTGCAGCTCCTAATACAGGATTGTTCACTACACTAACAGGTACCGCGCCGTATACAATAACATTACCTGATCCTTCATTATTTGCAGGAGCACATCAGTCGTTTTGGAATAATACTGGCGGTGTAGTAACATTATCAACTCCATCAGGTAATATTGTTACTGCCGGAACAGATGCTACTACTTGGGCTATGCCAAACGATACTATGGTCAGTTTAGCATCAAACGGCACACATTACTTGTTATACGTTAATACAGGCGGCTTTGTAACAAATGCTGGCGGAAATTTTAACGGAACTACAACAGTAACAGGCACAAATACATTCAACGTTGGTACCGGTCTAACTACATTAGGCGGAAACTTAATAGTAAACGGTGCAACTGTTACAGCAAGTGCAGCATTTACACCATCAAGTGCATACCATTTAATAACTAAAACATACTTAGAAACTAATTACGGACAACCGTGGGTAGTACAAACTGCTAGCACAACAGTAACATCAGGCGGAAGATATCTTGTTGATACAAATGCTAGTGCATTAACACTTACACTTCCTACAGGTCAAGCTGTTGGAGCAGAAGTACACTTCATTGATTATTCAAGAACGTTTAATGTTAGACCATTAACTGTTGGAAACAACGGACAAAGAATTATGGGAACCATAGACACAATGACGGTAAATACACAAGGAGCAGCATTTTCATTAGTATGGTCTGGAACCACTAATGGCTGGCTAATTACACACGGTATCTAATAAGGGAATACAATGGCTATTGATTATAATTCATTAAAGAAGATTACATCGGCAAGTATAGTTGACGGTTCAATTGCCGCAGCTGATATTGCTGACGGTAATGTTACTGCAAATGAAATAGGAAATACACAAATTTCCTCAGCTAAAATGGCAACTAATTCTGTTGATCTTGGCGCAAATACAGTCACTGGTACACTACCAGTAAGTAAAGGTGGAACTGGAACAACAAATCCGTTCGGAGGAGCATACCAAACACTAATATCCAATGGATCAGCAATAACTACTAAGCAACACGGTGTTTATGGTATGCAAGCATTTACAGGTAGCGGCACCTGGACCCGCCCATCAAATGTAAGATATATCAAAGTACAAATAATTGGTGGCGGTGGCGGCGGATCAGGTCACGGCGAAAGTGGCGGAGCAGGTGGTTACTCAGAACGAGTACTTGATGTCACAGGGATCGGATCAGTAGGTGTTACTATTGGTGGCGAGGTTGGCGGCTCTTACTATTCAGGTGCAGGTGGCAATGGTAATGGTAGCTCATTTGGTCCATATCTAAGTGCAGGCGGTGGTTATGGAGCTAACAGAAATAATCAACACTCGGGCGGTCTTGGCGGGAACGGAAGTGGTGGTAACTTAAATATATACGGTGGTGGCGGCGCAAATCACCACCAAGAAAGTGGCATCGGTGGTTCGGGTTTTTGGGGAGGTTCGGTAGCCGGAGGTCACCCACAGGGTGGCAACTTCAGTCACAATCACCAATCACATAGTTCACCAGGTAGTGGCGGAGCAGGCGGCTATTTCCATGGACACCTAGGATCAAATGGACGTCCAGGATACTGTTTAGTTACAATGTATTATTAATCAAGAGAGAAAACAATGGCATTTAATTATGATTCGCTAAAGCGTATAACAACAGCAGGAATAGTTGACCGTACTATATCAACAAACGATCTCGCATCTAACTCAGTTACTAACGGAAAATTAGCTAATACTACAGTGACTGCAAATAAATTTGCTGCTAGTGCAGTTGATCTAGGAAGCGGTGTAACAACAGGAACTGCTGCTACGAGCAAAGGCGGAACCGGATTAACAAGTGTTGGCAGTGCTAATTATGCATTAACAACAAACAGTGCTAACAATGCATTAGTATTTGCCCCAGTAGGTCTTTACGGAATGCAAGTATTTTATAGTTCAGGTACTTGGAATCGCCCGTCAAATGTAAGATATATTAAAATTCAACTTCAGGGCGGTGGCGGTGGCGGATCGGGTCATGGCGAAAGTGGTGGAGCAGGCGGCTATGCTGAACGCATATTAGATGTTACTGGAATAGGTTCAGTTGGTGTAACCATCGGCGGAGAGGTAGGCGGAACTTATTATTCAGGTGCAGGCGGCAACGGCAATGCTAGTTCATTTGGTCCATATCTATCAGCAAGTGCAGGCTACGGAGCTAACAGAAATAATCAACACTCGGGCGGTCTTGCTGGCACAGGTAGCGGCGGCACTGTAAATATATACGGCGGTGGTGGCCAGACCCACCACAATAGATCAGCTGTAGGCGGAGATAGCTATTGGGGAGGTTCGGTAGCAGCTGGGCACCCACAGGGTGGCAACTTCAGTCACAATCACCAATCACACAGTACACCAGGTAGTGGCGGAGCAGGCGGCTATTTTAGCGGTCACCTAGGATCAAATGGACGTCCAGGGTTGTGTGTAGTAACGATGTATTATTGATAAGTACAATATGAGAGAACACAATGGCATTTAATTATGATTCACTAAAACGCATAACAAGCGCAAGTATTATCGATACTACAATTATCGCTGCTGACATTGCAACAGGTAATGTAACAACAGATAAAATAGCTAATACAGCAGTTACTTCATCTAAACTTGCAGCTAACTCAGTTGATTTAGGTAGCAGTGTAACAACTGGCTCTGCAGGAGTCGCTAGGGGTGGCACTGGCTTAACTAGTGTTGGAGGCAATTTACAAACACTACGTTCAACAGGCAGTGGGCTACAGTATGCAGATATCGGTATGAGAAGTATGCAAGTATTTACCGGTGGCGGCACGTGGAATCGTCCAGCTGGAGTCAGATACATTCACGTACAAGTAGTTGGCGGTGGAGGCGGCGGTTCAGGTCACGGAGAAAGCGGTGGCGCCGGCGGCTATTCTGAACGAATTTTAAATGTAGACGGTATATCATCAGTGAGTGTTACTATTGGCGGTGAAGTAGGTGGTAGTTATTATGCAGGTGCAGGTGGCAATGGCAACGGTAGCTCATTCGGTCCTTACTTGTCAGCTTCGGGAGGCTACGGCGCAAATAGAAATAACCAACACTCGGGCGGCCTAGGTGGCACAGGCAGCGGCGGCGACTTAAACATATATGGTGGCGGTGGCGGATCTCATCACCACAGTTTTGGCCCAGGCGGAAGAAGTTTTTGGGGCGGGTCAGTAGCAGGCGGCCATCCACAAGGTGGTAACTTCAGTCACAATCACCAATCACATAGTGCACCGGGATCAGGAGGTCGCGGTGCATATTTCCATGGACACTTAGGATCAAATGGACGTCCAGGTTTAATTACAGTAACGGAGTATAGATAATATGAAAAAAGCATTAATGGGAGCTATAGGATACATACAGCAAATTGTAGACCCGGGAGAAGATTTTGAAATTTACAACGGTCCAGATGCAACTATTCAATGGGTAGATGCACCAGATAACGTTTCGCTTGATTGGACACTTGAATATAGTCCGTCACAAGAAACAATGGTATGGGTAGAACGCGATACTCCATTTAGTGATCGAGAAGTAGCTAGAAAAATTGCATATGGCGAAGTTGGAGCACAGTTAGGTATGATATACGACGAGCTAAAAGAAGCTGGTACGCTTTCGATGGACGGTCTTTGGGCATCACATATTACTGCGGTTAAAGAAAGTATTGAAAAACCTGCGGCAAGACCAGAATTACAAACACTAGAAGAAATTATGGCACTTAATGAAGTAATAGAACCTTCAGTTGATATCCCAGCAAAGATGTCAAGCCACGAACTGCCATGTTGGAAAAGATATTCCGGCTGGTGGGGAAACCAAGAATAAGGAGATATAAATTATGGCAACATTAACAGCAGTAGGTCCAGTAGTAATAGAAAATATGAACGTGGCAAAAAATATAGAAGTACCATTAGTGTCATTTGAAAAATATGTAGCTATGGTAGTAGAAATTGATGGAGCAGAAGTTAGTTTAGATTTTAACGAAGATAGACTGTACAAAGCTACGCATAATGAAATTAAATATCGATCAGTGGGTCCGCGTTGGGTCGCTACAGCATAATATAACTAACATTATTTAATTTAAAAAGCAGAGTATTACGCTCTGCTTTTTTTATGTCACATTTGTAGAAATTGTAATCACAGCACTATAAATATCAATAAGCGATAACAAATCAAGGAGATAGTATGAATATTAAGAGTGTATGTATTGTAGGCGGCGGCTCAAGCGGCTGGATGACCGCAGCGGCACTGAGTAAGTTATGCCCGCATTTAGAAATTACACTAGTAGAATCTAAAAAAGTAAAAACTGTTGGTGTTGGTGAAAGCACTTTAGGTCATATTAATAAATTTTTAGACATGCTCGATCTTAAAGACGAAGATTGGATGGCAGAATGTAATGCAACATATAAAAATTCGATACAATTTACAAACTTTAGAGACGGTAACGGAGAAGTATTCCAATACCCGTTTGTTCAAGGTTATGATTTTACAGATGCTAATAATGGATTAGATACTTGGGGCGAATTAGCAACATTGTACCCCGAAGAATTTCCACCTGAAACGTTTTCAGAAATGTATGCTCCGACTAACACATTTCTTGCCAAACATAACAAACAGTCAAACAATTTAGACAAATCATTAAGACATTACAGTTTTAAGTATGATACAGCATATCATATGGATGCAGCATTATTTGGACAATATTTAAAAGACAAAATTGCCATACCTAATGGTGTTACGCATATGTACAAAGACGTGCATTCATATGTTAAAGATAGTCAAGGTAATATTCTACAAATACTTTGTGATGACGGTCACAACTTAAAAGCTGATTTATGGATTGATTGTACAGGATTTCAATCTATATTATTAGAAGGCTGGATGAGTTCGACATTTATTCCTTTTGACAAGCATCTTGCAAATGATAAAGCATGGGCTTGTCGTTTGCCGTATGTTGATAGAGAACGAGAAATGCATAATGTCACAGACTGTCATGCGCTCGATAACGGTTGGGTATGGAATATTCCTTTATGGAATCGTATCGGAACTGGTTATGTATTCTCAAGCAGATTTATTTCAATAGAAGGAGCTCAACAAGAATTTCGAGAGCACTTAGCAAAAAAACATAGCCCAGAACTAGCAGAAGCAGCTGAAATGTTTTTAGTTAGCATCAAACATGGCCATCGACGTCGGGCGTTTGTTAAAAACGTAGTGGGTATTGGCCTAAGTTACGGTTTTGTTGAACCATTAGAGTCAACTGGGTTATTAACTACTCACGAAAACATTATTAAATTAATTGACTTACTTAATCGAAGAGATGGATACGTTACTCGATCTGAACAAGAAGCATACAATTATGCTGTTGAATATGATATACTAGGATTTAGAGACTTTGTATCAATGCATTATTCATTATCAAAACGTACTGACACTCCTTACTGGCGTTGGTGTACACAGCTTAACGAATATCACCCTACGCAATTTAACGATTTTGTACCACAGTATAACAGTTATACTAATTTATTAGTTAGTATACAAGCATCTAATACATTAAATGCTGGAATGCAAGGCGGTAATTTTATTGCAGCTGGAATGGGCATAAAAGCAGTATCGACACCTGCAATTGTAAATGCTAGATATGCCTTTACGTCTGAAATAGATCCCTCTAGTAACGGATTCCGACCATTAGAAGATTCTCGTAAAAAATTCCATCAATCTAAGAAACATATAGAGGACTATGTTAAAACACTACCGAGTCACTACCAATATTTAAAAGAAAATATCTACGGAGGAACTGATTCGTATGATGTTTAAGAAAAAATCTTGGTTGAGATTTTATTCTATGGAACCGGGTGTTGCCGAAGTATTTCCTATTATTCCAGCACACAAGTTAAAACGAGCTTGGATGCAGCGTAACGATCCTCCGGATCCTGATAACGGAAATATGCATACTAAGAATTGTCCAGGTATTACTAAATTAGTATCTATGGGGTACGTATTACGTGCCCCAGCCGACTTTATAATAAAAACTGATCCCGATAACAATACAACATTTCAGTGGACTGAATCAAGAAGATTTAATACAGAGTCGTTAGGGAATGAAAGATATATTGGATATCACAATCTGCATCAAACTGAACCAACATTAGATGACCCAACAACATCATTACGGGTTGCAGTTAAAATTGATACACCTTGGAGAGTTAAAGCATCTGACGATATTTTACTATTACAAGTTCCTGTGTCATATAACAACGAACCAAGGTTCACTGCTGCACACGGTATATTAGATCCGAGATATGGTCATGTGGTAAATGTACAACTATACTGGCATGTATTAGAAGGTGAAACTTTAATTAAAGCAGGAACTCCTTTAGTTCAGTATATACCTGTGCAACGACATTTTAGTATTAATAATGTAGATTTAATAGTCGATGATGCAACACACGATGATAAAGATCTAGAACAAGCATTCAACTATATGAATAGTTGTGCATTTATGCCAACTGATAATCTTAAATCAAGACTACAAAGAACTATGTCAGTGATGACTAAGTATAAACACAGGAGAAAAACATTATGGACTTCATTACTGAAATCAATATCGCAATTGCTAAAGTAGAGGCAACTCTTACAGAACATTCTAACAAGTTAGCAGAGCTAGAACAAGAATTTGCAGATGTTAAACTAAATCCTTACGGAATTACTACTATCGATTTTTCACAACGCCAAGAATTATTAGAAGATAAAACTAAAATGGAAGGCGTAATAATGGGGCTTAATTTAGCAAAAGAGACCTATGAATCAACAGTTAGTGCATAATGGAGAGAATGTTGATCCGTTTCCTAAACTAATATGGAAGTTTAAATATAACTTTCCATTTGAAGATATAATTGATCGGATCAATTATCTATCTAAAGAAACACTAAAAAATTCTAATCTAGAAGCCGGTGCAGCATTTTCAACAGCCGCTGCACCGTTTGATCCACCGCACACATGGCCTGAATTACGAGATTTTAGAGAATGGCTACAGGGGCCTTTAGATTTTGTTTGGCAACATCATAATTTTAAACAGTATAATACAAGTGTTATAAACTCGTGGATCAATGTCCATAAAAAAAGCGGTGTTACTTTAGAACATAATCATAGCCATACACCGTTAGTTATTACTGCATATCTTAAATTACCTACTAATTCTGGGTTTATTGAATTTAGAGACCCGTTAGAATATCATAAAACTAATACTCCCATTACACCTGAAGAAGAACTATGGAAAGCAGTTCCGTGTGAAACTAATGATATATTAATCTTTCCGGGATGGATTAAACATAGAACGCAACCTAATTTAACAGACAATGACAGAATTGTTTTAACAATGAATATAGGATAACATGGATTTTAAATTTTGTAACCCTGATGCAAATTCATTTAATAAAGAAATTCTAATAAAGTCTTTAAAAGAATGGAATGTAGAATATATAAAACTATCCGATAATACTGGATATTGGATTGCAGACAATCCATTTAAAGATAACGGATTTGAAAAATATCGTGAGCTTATTTCGGCTTTTCCAATAGTAAAAAATAATAATATAGATGCATGCATGGATCCAAATCCGTTTGATACAATTCATCTACCAGAATGGATGACTAAAAATATATTACAATTAATAATTCAATATTATACAACATATATAGAATCGAATGTTATAGGAAAGAATGTGCATGAGTGGGGCAATTTATATTGGGCAAATCGTTCTCGTCCAATAGAAGCATTTAGAATTCCGCACATCGATTATCCGGCAGGCATAGTAGGAAATTTATGGTTATCAGATCATCCTGAAGATAGTACTGGTACTAATTTATACGAGTATACTGGAAAAATACACGGTCTATATTATGATTTTCAAATAGATAATGCACATCCCTTATATAAAAAATACAAAGAATTATCAACAAGTGAAAGATTAGATAGCTGGATAAACTTTAGTGACGACGAAGCTAATGAATTTGGATTTAAAAAAGTTGGGGTTGCTCCTAGTACATATTCAAAGATAACTATGTATAGATCGAGCACTCCTCATTGCCCTTATATAGACTCATCAATTGATTTTAGATGGAGTCATACCTTTGCATTTGAACAAGAAAGTTTAACAGTAGGAAATACATTACTATGAATATGGATTTTTATTTTCCGACGCCTGTTTGGTGGGAAGACACTAACATAGACAATGCTCCAATTATCGAGTTATGTAATAAATTACGTAATGACGATCCCAACGGGAGAAAAATTAGTAACAACGGCGGGTGGCAATCTTCAGACTTTAAACCTAACGAGCATACTGAATTTGCAGATTTCGTAATTGCTGTAACTAATAAGTCTTTACAGTGCCTAAATGATTATGGATATGTGCAAAATGCATATAAGTTGGAAATGCTTAATGCCTGGTTTAATATAAATCAAGAAGGTAATTCAAATCAAATTCATACGCACGGTGGATCATTTATATCGGGCGTCTATTATGCAAAAGCTAATACAGATCAAAGTGAATTAATATTTTATAAAAACTTTACAGAAGACTATATCATAACATCTGCAGGTGATATTAAACAATTTACTCCTATTAGTGGAGCAACATGTAGATATCCGCCAAAAACCGGAAGGTTAGTCTTATTCCCATCCTATATTCCACACGGAGTAATGCCAAGTACTAGTAAGGATGAGCGGATTTCTTTAGCATTTAATATGAGGATGTCTAATGTATAATAATATTGCAGAAAAAATATTTACTAAAGTTGACTTAGAAAATGACGACAAAGCATGTTACTTTAAAAACTTTATTGAAAATCCGTCAGAGTTACTAACATGGAACGATGTTGAAGACTGCATGAATAATCCTAATTTTTATGAGTTTGAATTAGTAGATCACAATAACAATAAAGTAGATATACCTACTGGTGCAAAGGCATGGAACTATCATCGTCCTATTCAAAATAAAAAGTTTTTATTTGACAATGTTAATCACGGGCACACATTAATAATTACAAATTATGGATTTCACAACGACAACACAAATAAATTATTAGCAACATTTGAAAACTTATTCGATGTTCATGCAGCCATACATGTGTACGCTGGTCTAAAAGGATCTAAGTCATTTACTATACACGACGATTATCCTGCAAACTTTATTATCCAAGTTGAAGGCGAAACACGGTGGCAAGTGTTTGAAAACAGAATTTCTTACCTTTTTAAAACAGGAAGAATGAATGGAAGGGTAAATACCAGTATGCTTAGACCTGCCCTTGATGTAGTATTGACACCCGGTGATGCATTGTATATTCCTTCGAGAGCTTATCATTGTGCAGAACCAACAGAAAAAAGATTGTCAATCAGTATTCCTTGTTGGCAAAGATTAACTACAGATAATTCGGATAGCATGACTGACAGATTTAAATATAGGATTAATAAAGATGCTTAATTTGATTGAAATACCTGATCTAATTGATACAGAATATCAGAAAAGATTGTATGATACTGTAACTGATATTAAATTTCCGTGGCACTATTTAGAAGATACAACTTACGAAAGATCAGATAAGCCAACAGCTAATACTCCGGCGTTTACTCATTTATTGTTTAACAACAATGGAACTAAAAGCGAATACTTAGATGCATTTACTCCTATGTTCTTAGAAGGAATAGAAAAATGTAATTTAAAATTAATTTCAACTATACGATTTAGATTAGGATTTCTTTTAAAAACTAGATATAATATTCCAAGCATGCCCTATGTACATAACACTCCTCACATCGATTGCGAAGGAGATCATTACACTGCTATATACTATTTAAATACAACGGACGGCGATACTTATTTGTTTAATGAAACAGAAGAATCGCCAAAGTATTCTGTTAATAAACGGGTTAGACCCGATGCTGGGAAATTTATTTGTTTTAATGGAAGACATTATCATGCAAGTTCGTGTCCTAAAATGTTCCCTTCAAGAATTGTATTAACAATGAACTTCACAGCGGAAGAAAAATAAAATGAATCCATTTAAAGATAGAATTAACAGACCGTTTATACCCACAGTGATAATTGATAACTTCTTTGAAAGTCCTATGCTGTGGCGACACTTTGCATTAAGTCAGGAGTTTTATAAAGGTGAACGAGGCACCTGGCCAGGCATCCGTACTCAGATGCTTAAAGAACTTAGTACAGAATTGTATGAAACATTAGAATTTAAATTATTGCAACAATTACCAATGTTTAAAAAATTTAGTAAAATTGAATCAACCTTCCAACTTATAGACGAGACATATGGAAATGGGTGGGTACACGACGACAACCCTGAACATAATGTGGCTGGTATAATTTATCTAAATGAAGATGCTCCTATAAACAGCGGAACTACTTTATATGTAGACGAGGTTGATATTAACGCCGACAGTTATACACAAATGTTTGTAGACGATGTAATGAGTACTGATCCTGAACTTAGATCACAATTTAAAAAATATAGAAACGAACAACGATCTAAGTTTACTCCAGCAACCGAAGTTGACTTTCAATGGAATAGATGTGTTATGTTTGATCCTAGAACATGGCATAGTGCAGATAATTTCTTTGGTACAACCAAAGAAGATTCAAGACTAACACTAGTATTTTTTGGAAACGCAGAATGACAGATAGACACATTGATATAGACCTAATAAACAATTCTGCAGAACGCAGTGCAGAACGCATTAATCAGTACGATTTAAAAAATAGAAAGAAACATCAGTATTTTCCTACTAAGGTTATTGATAATTTTTTTGAAGCACCTAGTCTGTGGCGAAAACTAGCATTAAGCACAGAATGTAGTCAATCAACTGATGGTACTTGGCCGGGAATACGATCAACATTTTTAAATGATATTGACGAGGAAGCATTTGAATTACTAGCTAGGTCTCTACTAAAGTATATGCCCGGATATAGAGGCTTTACTAATCTATGGACAACATTTCATTTTATTGACGAATCGTACGGTAAAGGTTGGGTACATGATGACGATCCAGAACTAACAGTATCTGGATTAATATATTTAAATCCAGTTGCTCCGCTAGGAACTGGAACTACTTTGTATAAAGATCAGTATGATCATTCGGCAGACAAATATAATAAATTATTTAAGCAAGATGTATTATTTGCTGAAAAAGAAGAAAGACCGTCTCTTAACAAATATAGAGAAGATCAACGAAACTGCTTTACGCCAAGTATGACTGTAGAAAATGTGTATAATCGGTGTATCATGTTTGATCCTAGAGTATGGCACAGTCCTAACAATTTCTTTGGCACAACTAAAGAAGATTCAAGATTAACACTAGTATTTTTTGCAAAGGCGGGGTAGTATGATTAAACACTATGATGATATTATAGAAATTAAAGACGTAATACCAAAAGATTATCAAAATCATGTATATGAGCAGCTTACTAGTTTAAAATTTCCTTGGTATTTTAATACCAACTTAGTTAGTAATGATAATCAGTTAAAGGATAAAGAAGATACTAACATATCAGGATTTAATCATTTTTTATACGAAGAAAATAAACCAGTTTCACCTTTTTTTGATACAATCTATCCCTTAGTATTAAGTATTACAAGTAAAATAGATATAGGGTTTAATAAGATAGAACGCATGAGATTTAATCTTACAATGCGAAATAAACATGCATCTGAGCCCTGGCATATGCCGCATATTGATAGTTGGTATCCTCATTATAATGCAATATACTATGTAAACGATTGTGACGGTGACACTGTAATTTTTAACGAAACTGATCCAGAATATAAAAGAGATTTATCAGTTATAGAAAGAAATGAGTTTACAGTAAAGCATCGCGTCACTCCTGAAAAAGGAAAGATTGTAATATTTCCCGGACACTATTATCATGCAAGTTCTTTTACTAAAAATAGTAAATTTAGATGCGTATTAAACATTAACTTAGGAAAGATATTTGCATGAATGACTATAAAATATATAAATCACAAACTGTAATTGATAATCAAGAATACATGATTAGAGATTTGTACGTTGCACATGAATATTTTAAACGACAATTTCCTAAACAAGATTCAACTTGGGGATATTCGTATTATAATATTTTTGCAGTAACTTCGCCATCACCAACATTTTATAATCTATATAAAGAGCTGACTACTTTAGTTAGAGAATATGTCGGCGATGATCGTCCATTATGGATCCAATCATGGCTTAATTTTCATATGCCCGACGAAGTGCTAGATTGGCATGGCCACGCCTGGCCCTATCATGGATATATTAGTATAGATCCTAAGAATACAAAAACAGTGTTTGATGGATACGAAATTAATAACGAAGTAGGTAATATATACATTGGACCAGGATATCGCCAACATAGAGTAGAAGTAGTAGAAACTTTTGATACTCCTAGAATTACATTAGGGTTTGATATACACGAATCACCGGCGAAACCATATGATCAGTTTAGTTTGGTACCTTTATTATGATAGTAAAAAATGATTTTGCATTTGTTATTAGAAATGCAGTAAGCACAGATATTTGTAAGTTTCTTTCAGCAGAATTTAGGATGCTAGAGAAATGCGTAGAGTTTTTTAATAACAACGACGGAAAACCTGTCGCCCAAGAAATAGGTCTTACTGAGAGTTTCTCAGTATATTCTCCATTATTTTTAGAAACATTGTCTTTGCATGTTAAACCATTAGTTGAAGAAGCAGTGGGTAAACAGTTATGGTCTACCTATTCATATGGAAGAATATATAAAACAGAAGCTGAACTTGATACTCATTTAGATCGTAGAAGTTCTGAATATACAGTGTCATGTTGTTTAGAAAAAGATGCTGCACACGACTGGTCTTTGATTGTAAAACGACTAGACGGTACCGAAGAGGAATATTTCTTAGAAGTTGGCGACATGTTAGTTTATCCCGGTAGGGATCTGCTTCATTGGCGTGAAGGAAAATTTAAAGGCACCGAACAAATACAAGCATTTATACAATATGTTGATAAGGACGGCAACAGTTCGGATTTAAAATGGGACGGCCGGCCACTAATGGGATTACCTTGGGAAACAGCTAGGCCGGATGTACATCAAGGGTTGCAACAAATGATGGACATTCTTAAAAAGGCACCTACAGCAGAAAAACTTAACGAGGTACTACCATCTATAACAGATTTATTAACCAATTTGCCTAAACAGTAGATCGTTCAATCGGTGTTGCAACAGTGTGAATTCTATTAACAAAAAACACTTGAGTTAATCTCTCGCCTTGGCCGCAATCAAAATTATTAGCTCGGTGATATGTTTCACCAGGATATGCTACTAGTGTATTATACACATTATTAAATCTTGTAGTTTCTATAAATTTATTATTGTGTTCTTCTAACAACAGAACATATTGATCAATGTCTACTGTTTCATTTTTATAAAAATTACATTTGATTTTATAATCTGGAGAAGCACGTTCACCTTTTTTAATTGACAATAAGGATGTTCCGCTATCTAAACCTGCATCTGGAGTTAGATAAATTAATCCTGCAAGAATTGTATTATCATCCATATGTGTCCATCCCACATTTGTTCTGGGATTTTCGTAAGGTGCAATCTTTTGAAAATATGTAGTAATTTCCCAGTTCACTTGTTCGTTATTAAAATTATAAAATAACGAGAATAATTTATAACAAAATTTCTGTGTAAACTCTTGGTCAATTTCATGTAATGGTTCAGTCCGTACTCCAGGATATTCACCTAATGGTGGAGCAGTATAAGTTTGTGATAATGCAAATTTTCTTACATCATCCACATTATTATAAAAGTTGTCTATTGAGATTGCTGGAAAATGTTTCATATGTTATAATGCATTTCTGTATCTCTTTTTAATATTTCATTTAGTGCAGTTCGATGAGACACATACGTACTTTCTTTAATATGTTGATGTACACTCATAAAGTTATCATGTGCCTGTTTATGTATCCAAGGCGTGTACTTATCAACTTTTTCTTGTATAGCTTGATTATCAAATAAGCCTAATCCGTGCATTACTTGCATATAATTTAATTCTTTAAACATTGTAAAATAAGAATTAAAATGACCTAATCCTGGTAGTTGTGTTTTAAATGTTTCTAAATGCTCTTTATGGAATTCGGTAAGTTCGATATTGTCCTTTGCCCACTTCCAAAATTCTGAATCATCCCGACTAGTCATATAATGCAATTGCACGAAGTCTATAATGTTTTCCGCTACTTTTCTAAAAGTTTTGTTATATGTTTTAGACACATTTTGATTCTCTTTAGTCCAGTAAAATATATCTGAGCAAAAGCCGAATATTTGTTGTATTGTAGATCCAATACTAGTTGCTTCTAGAGGTTCTACAAACATACCAGCTAGGCCGACACTTAGACAGTTTGACGCCCAGAATTTATCCACATAGCCTGCACTAAATTTAATTTTCTTAGCAATAGTAATATCATATGAAAACTGTGATCTAAATTCTTTTTCGGCATCTTCGTCACTGATAAATTTATCACAGTATACATAGCCATTACCAAAACGATCCTGTGTTGGAATTCTCCACATCCATCCCGAGCTAAGTGCCCTAGCAAGTGTATGGGAAGGAATTTCTTCTTCTCTAGGCGAAGGTGCAGCAATAGCACTATTCATAGGTAATTGATTGCTACAATCTACCCATTTAACATCTAATTTAGAATTAATAATTTTTCTAAATCCGCTACTGTCAATAAAGAAGTCTGCCGTATACGACTTATTTTTTCCAATTAACGATTTAACAATCCCATCTTCTATAATAACATCTTCAACTATATCATCAACTATTTCTATATCTCTTTCACTACACAATTTATGAAAGAATGTGTTTAACTTATTAGTATCAAAATGGTATTGATTTACTATATCATGATAGGGTTCACTATGTTCTGATCTAATTGATGCACTGTAAACTGACAACATAGGGTCACTATCGTCAGCAATCATTTTAACCATAGTTGAATATATTCCAGTACGCTCGTCTCTGTATGCAGCAAATTCTGGGAGACTGTGCCAGTATTCTTTACCGTCGCCGTTCCAGTTCTCAAATCTAATTCCGGTTTTAAATGTTGCTCCAGTTTCTTTAATTAAATCAAAAATATCAATGCTACAATGATTCATAAAGCCTCGCCAGTGTTCTGTACTACCTTCGCCTACTCCTATGATACCGTATTGTGAAGATTCAACAACTGTGACTTTTAAATTTTTGTATGTTGCTCGTAACATTAGTGCTGAAATTAATCCAGCTGTGCCGCCTCCAAGTATTGTAACTGAGTTTATCAACGTTATATTCTCCAGGTTATTGTGTATACTATTTACTCGGCTATAAATATATGCATGACAAACCCGGACCCTAAAATACATAAGTTTTTTCCTGTTGAAGTAGTTGAATATAGAGACTCTGCTGATTTATCTTCAATGATTCATTTACTTGAAAATGAGTCGTTTACTGAACACTCTGCATTTTCATCAGTAAAGGACCTCCATACAGATAATAGATACGCTCAAGTTTTTAATTTTATAAACGCATCGTTAGAGGATTATAGGACAAGATTTAAATTTGATTGCGATCAATTTGAAATATCGTCATCTTGGACAAATCATTCTTTACCAAATTCAGGACAAAATCACAAATTTCATAGGCACTCTATGAGTTTTTTAAGTGGTATATATTATTTCACAGGCGGCGCAGCATTAGGCTTCGAAGATCCGATGACTCCGAGAGTAATGAATCAGTTAGAAGTATTGAGACACGATTATTTTCCTTTTGAATTTATTGATCCCTTCCCAGGAAAATTAGTATTATTTCCGAGTTGGTTGTATCATTGGACAAAGCCGCATGTTGATAATTTTGATCGTTGGAATATTTCTTTTAACGTACTTCCGACAGGAAAAATTAATCATAACATGGCAACTGATTCGACAGCACACATAAAATTAATTAATGAAAATACTCAATGAATATAATTCCGTTATTTCCTAGTTTCTTGGCAACATTAGATACATCTAATATTATAAATCTAGAAAATATTAAATCTTATTGCATAGATACTAGAGATAAAAATGTAGGCCATATTGATCCGTTAGCTAATGAGTTAATACCTTTAACTACATGGATTACTGACCAAAGTAATAGTATTAAACACATGCAAGGAATTAAAGATTCAGTAACTCCAAAATTAGAGAACTGCTGGATTAATTATAGCGATAGTGACAGCTTACGAGCATCTCATATTAATTTTCCGCATGCACACATTAACTATTGGATTAGTTTTGTTTACTATGTACAATACAAAACCGATGCTGGGCAGTTGACGTTAATGTCTCCTTTTCGCGACATAGAAAGTACTATTCCTAGGAAATTTATTGATTCTCCTAATATACATAATTCAGGAAATTGGGCTGTGTTGCCACACCCTGGACTAGCTGTTGCATTCCCCAGTTGGCTGGTGCATTATGTAGAACCTAATCACAGTAACACTACTAGAATATCTATTGCTTACAATTTTAGTTTACCTCATCAACTGCATGATATAGTAGATTAATAAATACAATATGTAAGGGGTAACTAATGTCAAAAATGATATACGAAATAAGAGCATATTCGCCAAGTAAAAACGAAGTACAGCGTGAGTTTGATCAAGATGCACTTCAAGGACGTCCAACACAAAATGAAGCACTTGCACAGCGTAAAGCAGATGCATTTGCATATAGACTAAATTTGCAAAAGAAATTAAGAACTAGTGATTGGCAAGGACAAATAGTGTTAATCTCAACTATTATCTAACAAATCTATAACTTTAAAAACTGTTTCAAGTTTTTTTAAATTGACTTTATTTTGTAGTGTATTGTTTAACCCGTGATGTAACGGTCTAGGCCATTTGCCGAATTCTACCCAAGCATAACCGTCGTGTTCATTATTTAACATTGGCATGAATTCTTTTTCTACTACGCACAAGTATGTATGGAAGTGAAATCGTGTATCGTTACTAACAAACGTTTCTAAAGGCATTGTCTTCTTGATAGAGATTTCACCAATCTCTTCAAAGATTTCACGCTTTAGGCCTTCCCA